TATTTGAACCAACATTATCTGCGTTTGAACGTTTACCACCAATCACAACAACACCAGTACCAGGGATACACAATGGTACATTACCTGTACCATCCCCAGTATTATCTATAATTTGGTTGAAAGATTGACCAGAGGATGTATAGGTTTGAAAAATGTGTTCCGCGGCAATGTGTCGAATTCTATCGGGACCTGATGAGACACCTGAGCCGTCATTACCCTTGAATAGTACGAGTTCATTTCTGGTATTGTCTGCATTATAACGTCTTTCTACAAGCCTCGTGTTACCAAACAGGTCACCAGTGAGACCACCGAATGACAGTTCATTACCTATGACTACATTACCCAACACATCTAGTACACCTCTGGGTGTATCCGTAGCTATACCAACCCTACCAGTATCACCAGATATGTATAGACCCACAGTCGTAGAATCTTTGTTGTTATTTATATTTTGTGTGATTCTATAATCTGAGTCTGTGCCAGTTACACCTGTTGACCAACCCCTAGGGTTATTTCCTGCGTTCGTTTGGATGTAAGAGGTGAATATATTACCTGCGAGTATACGAGTTTTTGCCGCTAAGATAGCATCCCCCGAATCTCCATCGAAATTGTGTACCAACAAACCATTTGTTAGGGGATTGGCTGCACCTGTAGCATGTATTTCTAAATGAGCTGTTGGAGCTGTAGTGCCTATACCAACGCGACCATCACTTCGAATTGATAACACGTCAACCTCCGTTTCGTAATTTGTACTCGCTAAACATATATTAAGTTGGGAGTTGGCTGTACCACTTGAAACCGCTGTGTGTTTACCCATTTTGTATGTTGCTCTCACACCATCACTACTCGCAGTTCCACCCTCTCTACAAAGTTCCAGAACCCTCGCGAAATCTGTCAAATCTGATGAAACCGCAGTTGCATTAGAAACGATGAGTGGAGTTCCAAGATGCTTGTACGTTCCATTATTAGTGATTTCATCGTTGATAAACACTGTACCACCAGACGTGTGTAACCGCCCCTTTGGTGTAGCCGTACCGATACCAACATTACTCGTCTCAAGGATGGTCAACTTTGGTGCACCCATTGTGGGTGTTTTACTCACGTAAATATTGAGACCCTTATTAATAGTCACGATGTTCTCAATCTTATTTTCAAGTCCAGATGAATACATACGAGAACTCGTGTACCCCGTCGTTCCCCATGTATTACCATAAATAAAACCATCACCTCCAGTCGTGTGCACATTCCCTGCCACGGTCATTTTTTCACTTGGATGGATATTCGATATACCTATTCTACCCTCAGGGGTAATCCTTATTCTTTCTGTATTTTGTGTACTCATTTTGATTATTTGGTGTGTGTTTGAAAACTTGGCTCCAAATATTTCGATTGAGCTCACATTGGAGAGTAGCGGACCGGATTTAAGAACAAGTGCGTTTGATGTAACTGTTCCACCACCGAATCTATCTGCATGTATAGATACGTTTGCATGTGAATAAATTGATTGTGTAAAAAGATTTGTTGTCACTGTATTACCTAAAATAGTTAACGTATTCGCAGATGTAAAATTTGCAAATAGTTTCGAACCAATTGAGAGAGCATCTATTGGTGCAGTATTGGCAATACCTGAATTTGTGTAACCGGTCGTCGTAATTGCATTTGATTTAATATTTTGATTGATAAGAACCGGTACAGTAGCCTCTGGATTTAGGTCTAAAAGATTTCCAATCCTTACACCACCCGCTACTACGTTACCTTCGACAGACACATTTCCAGTAGATACGAATATATTCGAACCCACATCATCAAAATATACGTTTGAGCCTACAGATAATGTGTAGAATCTATTAGTGTTTGCTACAGCTACATTACCATCCGTGAATAACTGTCCATACACATGAATGTTCACTGTATTAGATTGATCTAAGTGAAGTCTAGTATCATCTGGTGCCATTTGGGTTCGACCAACTACAAATTCGTTATTTGAAAACTGATATCCAATAACAAGATTTGATACACTCCCATCACCACCCTCAGTCATGAGTAAAGCGTTATCAAATGGACTCCCTTTGTTATTCGTGGATGCTTGTTGAATCGCATTATTTGATACAACCAAGTTGATAATCGTTTGGTATTGTGGGGATTCAGTTGTGAATATATTACCATTTACGATAAGATTACCGTTGACTGTCAATATACCATTATCTATCGCAACATTTGAACCACTGAAAACAGCTGCATTGGAACCTGGTTCGATAGGGGCAGCCCCATTTGTACCAACACTTAGAAAATGACTAACTGATATATTTGAAGAATGTGTATTCCCCACAACCGTCAATACATTTGAACCCATTCTATCGATGATGAGTGTATCGTCCACATTTAGAATATTTGATACTAAAACATTTGTAGCTGAAACGTTACCTTGTAGAGTTACAAGGTGTTCATTCGAACGGTCAATAACGAATTCATTATTTGGTCCAATTTGAAACTCATTTGTAGCACTGGGTGCTGCAATACCAAGCTTATCATTAACGTAAAGACGTTCTGAACGAATACCCTTGGTCACGTCAAGCACGATATTCGTTGCTGTATCCTCTACAAAAATATTTGAACCTATAGAAATATTCTTTGTAGGATTTGTATTAGAAATTGCAATTTGTACTGCTGTAAGTACTTCAACATCGATCTCTTTCGTAGAAATACTTTTTACACCAGTGAGTACATCTACCTCTACTGGGTCTGCGTCTAGACTGGTTACGAAAACCTGATCGAAACGAGCTGTTCTACCCATATACTCTAATTGCCGAATAAAATTCCAGCTAAACCATCCTTGATTCTCAGAACATTATAGTTTACTGCGAATATACTTAACTCCTGATTATCTGGTCTAAGATTACCCTTCTCCACACCCCGTAATATAAGTTTGGCATTATCGATACGGCTAAAGTTGCACGTACCTGATGGATTATAGTCCGATGCATTTAGACAGAAATGGTACGCGAAGTACCTTGTGTTGAAAAGTACGTTGGTTTCACTCACAAAATCACTCACACCGTACGATGATTTGTAATAGTTTTGTACTGTGTGAAAATAATTTGGAGACATATGTTCAAGGATTGGGGTTCCATTAATTTGTATATCACCACTTATAAATGTCAAACGATCGTTCGCAAAATCATCACTTAATGCACCAAAACCAAAAAAAATGGATTTAACAGGATGATTAAACGATGAAATGTCAAATGTATTATCACCACCTCCTGTAGCGTTATCAGCCACAGTCTCCATTGGAAGATCTATTTGTTGTGTTTGTGTGACAACAAAGTCGAGACTTCGACCCACAAGTGATTCTCGTTCTTCTTTATCTAGGTAAATATAGTTGCCATATACATTAATTCTTTTTTGTGCAGCTGTAAGATTTAGAACTGAATCATTATAATAAGTGTCATCGAAATTGATTTTGATTTCAACTTGATGATATTGTAAAGCTACAAGGGGTAAGAATGCTTTGTGATCACAAAAGAAGAAGTGAAGTGGGAGAAATGCTGGATTGGATTTAGAAACTTTGTTATTCAATTCTAGTGTTTTTGTATAGGTGTCAGCCATATAATTGTGCCATATATCAGAGTAATAATCAAAATGTTGGGAATCTATCTTCTGACCCCCTATATAAAGCTCAATAGTGGAATTGTAAAAAAGATTGGAAGACATGTTTACAGCATCGACACCAACTTTCTCAAACCAAATACCATTGATTACATCACCTAAAACTGGAATGATAATCGAATTATCTGTATTCGTAATAGATTTAATCAATTTTGGAGCCTGAGAAAAGTTTGTGTGTCTGGTAAACTTCATACGAAAAAAAGAATGTCCCTCTTCACTGGTAAGGTATATGTCTTGTACACCTTTAGATACCAATTGTATTAATGCACCAGACATTTAATAGATGTTCAGATTATAAAAACAAACACTTTCCCTGAGGAAAGGCACTCTTAGGTTCTTCCACGTTTTTACCATGAATATTAAAACCACCTTGACGGTACACCTTCACCCGCTTATAATACATAGCAGTGAAGACTGACCATGGGTCATGAACATCATAAATGTGTGGATTGTTCTTCTTCCCCTTTGTTTCTCTCATAATTCGACCAATACTCTGTATGATATTAGACTTGGGGGAAGCTAAAATAACCGTGTCTAGGGTAGGAATATCCAAACCTTCATGGGCTTGACTGAATGTAGCGAAAATAATCTTCTTCTTTGAGGATTCTTGGAGTTGCGCTTCTTTCATACCCCCCATGTATAGACCAGACGTTTTGGGAAAACATTGATGAAGAAATTCACAATGAAGACGGCGGTCACTGAGTACTAGGAGTTGTCGGGTACCTGCTGAGGCTTTTTTAACTAATTCCACCAACATTACGTTTCTGCTCCTGTCCTCGACGAGCTCTGTTATCATGTTGGGCATTGAAATCTTACCATTTCGCATAGATGGGGGTGGGTTTCTATAGTTTGGAGACTCAAAGATGACTGGGAACACTTCAACCTGTTCCTGATTTTTCCGTTCAACTGCAAAAAAGGTGGGACCCATAAACCAATGAAGAACCTTGGTGAGACCATCTTTCCTCTCTGGTGTTGCTGAAAGACCATAAATATGTCGTGGACACATTTTGAAGAGGGACTGACTAAACACTTTAGCACATATGTGATGGGCTTCATCTACAATGAGAGTCCCAATACTCTCAAAATCTGAGAAACTATACTCCTTGAGGGACAGAGACTGAAGCATGGCAATAACAAAATCACAATCAACTTCTTTTTTATTCTGTTGAACAATACCAATCGTGGCGCCTGGGCAAAACTGTTGGATACGTTCTCGCCATTGGTCTGCAAGAAACTGCTTATGCACGACAATCATGGTTCTGTACCCCAACTTACATGCTATGGCCAAGGATACCGTCGTTTTGCCGTACCCACATGGTAAAGAAAGTACACCATGCCC